CCTCGGGCAGCAGCGGGTCGAGCACCTCGGCATGGCGATTCCTCCGTCGATGCGCCGGTTCCTGGTGATCGCGAACTGGAACCGGACGCTGGTCGACACGACGAACGACCGACAGCAGGTCCGCTCGCTCATCCTTCCTGGCGAGGAGACGGCAGACCCGCAACTCCGCTCGATCTGGGACGCGAACAACCTGACCGCGCACCTTCGAATGTTCAACTGCGACCGCATGGTCTACGGGCGCGCGTTCATGTCGGTTGGCACGAACGAGGACGACGAGGATCTGCCGTTGGTGCGGGTCGAGTCGCCGCGCGAGATGGCCGCCTTGGTCGATGTCCGACGCGAGCAGATGATCGCCGCGGCCCGTTTCTTCGGCGAGGACGCGGAGACCGGCGACTCCCCCACGAACGTGACGCTCTACCTGCCCGACCAGACGGTCTGGGTCGAGAAGCGCAAGGGTCGGTGGTACGAGACCGACCGGGACGTGCACATGCTCGGCGCCGTCCCCGTCGTGATGCACCTCAACCGCCGCCGCTCCGGTGGCTGGGTCGGCGAGTCGCAGATGTCGGACCTGATCCCGCTCGTCGACGCTGCCGCGCGTTCGCTGACCAACCTCCAGTTCGCTCAGGAAGCGCACGGCGTCCCGCGGAAGTACATGACCGGCGTGGCGCAAGGTGACTTCGTTGACGCGGACGGCAAGCCGATCCCGCAGTTCGAGGCGTACTTCGACGCGATCCACATGCTGACGAACCCGCAGGGCAAGGTCGGACAGCTCGACGCTGCCGACCTCAAGAACTTCGAGACGGCGCTGAACCTCTACGGCAAGCAGGCGTCGATCGTGACCGGCTTCCCAGCCCGCTACTTCGGCATCATCACGAGCAACCCCCCGGCCGAGGGTGCGATCCGGGCCGACGAGGCGTCGCTGACTCGGGGTGTTGAGTCCCAAAACGACGAGGTCGGCATGACGCTCGGCTGGGCCGGCGCACTGGCGCTCCGGTTCGCGTCCGGCGAGTGGGTCAAGGGGAATCGGGTTCGCGTGGACTGGTTCGACCCGTCCACTCCGACGGTCTCGCAGCGCGAGGACGCCCTGGCGAAGCGGCGCTCTGCCGGCGTTCTGTCCCGCGAGGGCTACTGGGACGAGCTCGGCTGGTCCGAGGCTCGCAAGGCCAAGGAGCGCGCCTACTTCGAGGCCGAGTTGGCTGATCCGACGCTCGAGCGCATCGCGCGGGATCTGACCGATGTTGCCGCGTTCGGCCAGTAGGCACTACCGGAACCTCCAGCGCCTCAAGGTCGTCGTCCTGGCCTCGGCCCGACGCGCTTGGAGTCGGATGGAGCCGGGCCGGAACTGGCAAGAGCAGTACCGCGAGGACGTAGGACCCAAGATCGCGGCACTCGTCATCGCGGCACAGATAGCCATGACCCGCGAGGCCGACACCTACGTCGCCGACGTGCTCAACGAGCTCGACTTCGGGCCGACTGCCGAGCCCGGCGTGCTGGTGCCGAACGCGCTCGCAGGGTGGGCGGGTGACGGGCGGCCCGTAAGCACGCTCCTCGAGGGCTCCATCGTCCGCGCGGGCCGGTCTCTCGCGGCACGGCAGGAGAGCCCTGAGGCGGTCCTGAGTCGCACCGGACCGTCCGAGGACCAGATCCAGCAGGCGCTCGACGACGGCGCCGCGTGGATGGAGATGGTCGTCGAGACGATCCTTGCCGACACGACCCGCGCCGCCGAAGAGGCGGCCATTGCCCCGCGCGAGTGGGTCGAGGGCTATGTGCGGATGCTCAACCCGCCGTCGTGCTCACGGTGCGTGGTCCTCGCCGGCCGGTTCTACCTCTACAACGATGGGTTCGAGCGGCACCCTCGCTGCGACTGCGTCCACATCCCCGCCTCCGAGGCGGACTACAAAGACCTCCGCGTGAACCCGTCGCTCTACTTCGACAGCCTCTCCCCCGCCGAGCAGGACAAGGCGTTCACCAAGGCCGGCGCCGAGGCCATCCGCGACGGCGCGGACATCTCCCAGGTCGTGAACGCGCGCCGCGGGATGCACACCGCCGCAATCAACCAGCGCGGCTGGATCCCCAAGGGCCGCATGGTCCGCGCGGACGTGTTCGGCCGCGGGGTGTTCGTCACCACCGAGGGCGTCACGAAGCGCGGCCGGGGTCGCAAGGCGATGGGCGCCGGTCGGCCGTTCCGACTGATGCCGGAGTCGATCTACGAGATCGCAGGCGGCGACCGCGCCGAGGCGATCCGCCTCTTGAAGCTCTACGGCTTCATCACCTGATCTTCCCGACGACGCGAGGTCGACGGGCTGTCTCCGCGATGGAGGAACTGTCACATGTCCGACACCACCCAGCAGGCGAGCGGCACGGCGGCTATCGAGGCCGCCGCACAGGCGCTCACCGACAGCAAGAGCGACGCCGCGACCACCGAAACGACGCAGGGCGACCCTGCGGACGACACGCTGGGCGAAGGCGGCAAGAAGGCTCTCAAGGCTGAGCGCGAGGCCCGAACGAAGGCCGAGCGCGAGGCAGCGGAGCTCAAGGCGAAGCTCGACAAGATCGAGGCCGCGAACATGAGCGACCTCGAGCGCGCGCAGAAGGAAGCCGCTGACGCCAGGGAGGCCGCCGCGAAGGCGACCGCCGACGCTCTCCGCTTCCGGATCGCCGCACAGCACGGCATCTCCGATGAGGACGCCGAGCTGTTCCTGACTGGCACCGACGCCGACACGCTCACCCGCCAGGCCACCCGCCTCAAGGAGCGGACTCCGACAGCCCCCAAGCCGGACCCCACTCAGGGCGCGCAGCACGCCACCGCCCTGAACGGTGACGGCCTCACCGATGCACTCGCGCGCGCCGTCGGCGCCCGCTGACCCGTCCTAGGAGGACATCATGGCGATCACCGCCGCAACCGTGACCGGGGACTTCTCCGGCTTCCTCAACGCGGACCAGTCTGGTCCCATCTTCGACCAGGCGTACCGCACCTCGGTCGTGCAGCAGCTCACCCGCCGCGTGCCGCTCGGCATCAACGGCCAGGAGATCCCGATCACCACCAGCAAGCCGGTCGCCGGCTGGGTGGCTGAGGCTGGGCAGAAGCCCGCCACCAAGGGCGCCATGTCGCTCAAGACGATGACCCCGAAGAAGCTCGCGGCGATCGCCGTGGTCTCCGCTGAGGTCGTTCGCGCCAACCCGGGCAACTACGTCAACGAACTCCGGCCCCAGCTCGCGGAGGCGTTCGCGGTCGCGTTCGACTCGGCCACGCTGCACGGCACCTCGACGCCGTTCACCACCTACATCGACCAGACCACGCAGACGGACATTGAGATCGGCACCGCGGCGGCTTCGGCCGGCTCGGTCTACGCCGACCTCAACTCCGGCCTCAAGGCCCTGGTCGACGACGGCAAGCGCCTGACCGGCTTCGCGTTCGACACGGTCGCCGAGCCGCTGTTCAACGCCGCTGTCGACACCACGGGGCGCCCGCTGTTCATCGACAGCCCCACGATCGACAACGCCGCCGTCGTGCGCTCGGGCCGCGTGCTCGGTCGCCCGGCGTTCATGGGCGAGGGCGTCGGCTCCGGTACCACCGTCGGCTATGGCGGCGACTGGACCCAGGCCGTCTGGGGTGTCGTGGGCGGCATCTCCTACGACGTCTCCACCGAGGCGACCGTGACCATCAACGGGGCGCTGACCTCGCTGTGGGAGCACAACCTGCTGGCGGTCCGGGCCGAGGCCGAGTACGGCTGGCTCGTCAACGACGTGGACGCCTTCGTTACCTACATCAACGCCGCGTGACGATGGCTGAGCGCAAGAAGGCCGGCCCCGCCAAGGGCGAGGTCGTCGAGACGCGAGAGATCACGTACCTCCCGGCTGGCGTCGGCGTGTCCCCCGAGCGGGGCGAGCCGACGCTGGACCCGGAGCTTTCGAAGATCCGCGACAAGGAGATCGAGCGCAACGAGCAGGTCCCCGCGAGGGCACCCCTCGGTGAGCCGACGATCGACCCGGAGCTGGTTAAGGCTCGCAAGGCCGAGCTGGAGCGGGATGCGAAGCGCGCGGGCGTGAAGCTCACGGACACCTCGGTCGGCAAGTCCGAGGTCGAGTCGCAGCCCACGAAGGCGCCGGCCAAGAAGGCGACGTCCAGCAAGTCGAGCAAGTAGAGGGGGTGGGGCGGTCGTGACTGTCACCTATGGCGATGTGGCCGTGGCTCTCGGCCGCCCCATCACCGATCAGAACGAGCAGGCTCAGATCACCTGGTGGATCTCAGCCGCCGAGCTCCAGATCCAGTCGCGCCTCGGAGACCTGACACTGCTGGATCAGGACGTGCTCATGTACGTCGTCGTCGAAGCGGTAGCGGCGAAGGCGCAGAACCCCGAGGGCGCGTCGTCGGAATCGATCGACGACTACACCTACCGACTCCCCACCGAGACCCGGCGCGTCACGATCCTCGACGAGTGGTGGCGGATGCTCGACCCTAACGTGAGCGCCGACGCCTACTCGGTCCGTCCGGGCTTCGAGCCTGACGCCGTCAATCCTTGGGCCGACTGGGCATGAGCGCTCAGTCCACCGCGGCCCGCGGGCGCCGTGCCGCGGAGTCCCTCATGCAGGACACCTTCACCGCCTACGCCTACGAGTGGACGACGGTCGACGGCCTCCAGGAGCAGACCTGGGTCCACCAGGGCGAAACTCCCGGCAAGGTAGCGGGTCGCTCGCGTCAGGGCGACACGAACACGCGCACGGAGACTGTCGGCGACGTGCAGCGCCCGGTCATGGAGGGCGGCCTGCACATCCCGCTCTCTGCGCCTCTCCCGGCGATCGGCTGGGAGTTCGAGTGCACCGCGGTCGGTCCGTCGTCTGACCCGTCGCTGCTGGGCCGTCGTTGGCGCGTGGTCGATGTGCCCGCGAAGTCCTATGCCACCGCTCGACGGCTCGACGTGGTCGACGTGACACCGCCCCCGGAGGTCTGACATGGCCCGCATCGTCGTCCTGCACGACATAGACGACCTCGCCTCCGACATGCGCAAGATCGCGACCGGCGCCCGCAAGGACATGCGCGCCGTGGTCCGCAACGGCATCAAGGTCGGCAACTCGATCGCCCGCGACTACGCCAAGGCTCGCTCTGGCCCGCACGGCAAGAACTTCTTCAAGCGCTACACGACCGAGATGCACGGCGACGTGACCTTCGGGGGCGCCACGGGCATCAGCGGGGAGTACGGCGAGCGCACAGGCGGCATCGGCGTCGGTGGCGGTCACCGGAGTGGCGGCGGGCTGAACCTCGACCTGCCGAACTCGGCCGACCAGATCGCACCCGCCTTCTACGGCGAGGTCAAGCGGTTGCCGGACGGGTGGTTCTGGTGAGCTTCCCGACGATCCAGCAGCACTTCGACGCGGTCGAGGCTCTACTGACGGCATCGAACGCGCGCCCCCGGGATCTGGACCAGGCGCCCACCGAGGACTGCAATCAGTTCACGGTGGCGGATCGGTTCGGCGGCGTGGCTCGCATGACTGGCGAGGTCGGCACTCGTTCGGTGCGGATCGTCGTCAAGTCGCTCGGCAAGACGGCAGACAACGCCCGCGAGATGCAGCGCCGGGCGAATGCCATCCGTGACCAGCGGCTCACGTTCGCGGGCCACGTCTCGACGCCGATCGCTTTCGAGTCCGGCGATCCTGTCTCACCTGACGGTGACCTGCTCGTCACTGGCGCGTGGTTCTCCGCGACCGCGACGTACACCTACACGGTTTGACCCACCCCGAAGGAGCCTGTCATGGCCGACCTCGTTCGCGTCCTCGTCAACGACCAGGAGGTCAACGTCTCTGCCGCCTGGGCAGAGGCGCGCGACCTGAAGGTTCTGAAGGACGAGGCGACGCACAACTCCGACGGCACTGTCCGTCGACCGACCCGGAAGGGCGGCCGACCGATGAAGCCGAAGACCACCGTTGCCGAACAGGCGGCGGCCAACAAGGCGGCGGTCACCGAGTCCGCCCCTAACAAGAAGGGAACCGACCAGTGACCGTCTTCTATCCCGAGGCCGTCAAGGCGCAGGGAAACACCGCTCTGGGCATCGGCACCACCGAGCCCGCCAACGTCAACACCCCGTCTCTCGCGACCGACCTGGCGCTCTCCGCGGCCGGCCTGAACGCGTCGTGCTACGTGTTCGGCGACATCACCTTCACTGACACGCAGAACAAGGGCACCGCTCCGGCGCGCATGTGCACCACCGAGCAGCTCCAGGAGTTCGGCAACAAGACCCACGAGATCGGCACCATCCAGCTCGTGTGGTCCCCGCAGGACGACGACTCCGAGGAGGTCAACGCCGCGAAGGCGCTGCTGACCGACGGCGCGGAGCTGTGGTTCTACATCCGCCGCGGCCTGCCGGCTCGCACGACGGCCTTCGCTGCTACCCAGAAGGTCGAGGTCCGCCACGTGCGGATCGGCGGCGGCCGGCCCGGGAAGACCGGCGACGGCGAGTTCGACCAGTTCTCGTGGATGGTCGATGCCGTGGACCTCGAGCCTCCGGTGTATGACGCGGTCCTTGCGGCCTGACCCACCCCAGATCGGTGGGTGCCGCGCCGGGCTGACGCGGCACCCACCTTCAGCCCACATCGGCCCAGGAGTACACCATGCCCAGTCTCTCCGAGCTTCGGAAAGACCCGCGCCCAGCGCGGCGCGCTGAGCGCGCCCTGACGATCTGTCTCGCACCGGATCTTGTTGCTGAGGTTCAAGCTCTCACTGAGGAGTTGGGGACGCTCGCCGTCTCTGGCCTCCGATCCGATGATCCAGACGAGTCCGGTCCGCCGTCGCGGATGGGTGACGGCGAGGACCCGCGCGCGGACCAGATCCGCGCCCGCCTCGCAGAACTCCTCGATGAGATGGCCGAGGAGGAGGGCGAGCTCCGACTGCGGGCGATCGACGACGGCGAGTGGCGCCGATGGGTGAACGAACACCCGTCCCGCCCCGAGGGGACCCCGGGGCATGACCGGGACGCCGAGGTCACTGCGGGCTACTGCAACGCGGACGACCTGCTCGACGACCTCGAAAAGTACGCCTGGACTTGGGACGGCGAGCCACTCGCCCCGGGAGAGTGGGCGACTCTCCTGGTCGACAAGATCGCTGCGCCGGACAAGAAGGCGATCGCGACTGCCGTCGTCTCGATGCACGAGATGTCGATGGACCTGGGAAAATGGCGCGCGGGCTTGTCCGCAATGTTGAAGAAGTCGCCCGCCGCCGGGCAGCCCGCGCCGCTGGCCGATCGCCTTCCGTCTACCTCGGACGGGTCCCCGCAGAGCGACACGAGCACTACGACGCCAACGACCAACTGACCGGCTACACGATCGTCATCCGCGAACCCGAGTGGACCGACGATGACCGCCGACAGATGCGCGAGCTGGAGATATACGAGGCAGGCATCCACTCCTGCGGTTACCACCGTTCACTGCTGGAAGACCCGGCAAACGGATTTGTCCCCGAGGAGTGGACCTGCCCTGTCTGCCAGGGAGCAAAGCGTTACTCGAAGATGTTGCAGCGGATGGACGACCTGCGGAGCAACAAGGTTGATCCATACGCCCCGCACCCATCAGACGGCCGCGAGATCCACATGCGGATGTTGTCGCGGGCCGAGGCCGCAGAGTTAGTTCGCGATCAGCAAGGCCGGCACCAGTAGCGCCCAGGCGAAGCCGATCAGCGTCGACAGGCAAGCGATCACCATCCCGTGCCCGAGGCGACGGTTTGCGATCACGATCCCAGCGATCAGGCCGCCGATGGGCAGGACGAACGCCATCGTGTAGCCCGCAATGAGTAGGCCTGGAATGTCCCGGTCGGGAATCGTTGCCGTTGCCATGTCAGCAGGCTACGTCCTCCCGACTTAGATCGGGACCGATCAAGCACGAGGGGGACTGAATGGCAACGCGTCGCGAGCGAGTCGTCCTCGAACTTGAGGACAATTTCACGTCGGGCATGGCCCGCGCTGCTGCTGCCGCCGCCCTTCTGAACAGGGAACTCGACACCCTCTCCGGAAGTGCGATCCGGGGAGCGGGCCGCGACCTGGACAAGGTCGGCACAAGTGCCGAGAAGGCCGGCAAGGACATCGAGCAGACGGGCCAGGCCGCCGACCGCTCCGGGAAGCAGATTGACCGCCTGTCTGGACGCCTCGCTCTGCTTGCTCAGGCCGCCTCTGTGCTCGGTCCGGCGCTGGTGCCGATTGGCGCGGCGGCCATCCCTGGCGTCGTCGGGCTTACGTCCGAAATCGGCGCTTTGGCTGGCGCGCTTGGCGTGGGGGTCCTGGCTTTCAAGGGTCTCGGGGATGGGATCAAGGCCCTCAACAGTTACCAACTTGAGCCGACCCAGGCGAATCTCGAGAAGGTTCGCGAGGAGTTCGACAAGCTCGGGCCAGCCGGCGCGCACTTCGTCATGTTCCTCGACTCCATCGGGCCGCAGCTCAAGTCGATCCAACTGACGGCCCGCGCCGGCTTGTTCCCCGGCGTCGAAGAGGGAATCACTTCCCTTCTGACGATTCTCCCGAAGGTTCGAGACATCGTCGGCGAGATCGCCGAGGCGATGGGGCAGGTCGCTAGCGAGGCCGGGATGGACCTCGCCGGGCCGCGGTTTGAGCGGTTCTTCGAGTACCTCGACCAGGAAGCTGGGCCTACCCTCCTCTCACTGGGGCGAACTCTCGGCAATCTGGCGGCGGGCTTCGGCGAGCTTGTGGCGGCGTTCGCTCCAGTGTCTCGTAGCTTCACTGAAGGGCTTGAGGCGATGTCGGCTTCGTTCGCCGAGTGGGCGGCGAACCTTAGCAGCACTGACGGATTCCGAGAGTTCGTTGACTACATCTCTGAATCTGGCCCAGAGGTGATGGACCTTCTCGGCGCCCTTGTCGAAATGTTCGTTGAGATCGCCAAGGCTGCGGCACCCGTGGGCGACGTGGTCGTGCCCGCATTGACCGCGATGGCGCGCGCGATCTCTGCGATTGCGGACAGCCCTTTGGGCCCTCTCTTCTTCTCGGCCGCCGCAGCGCTCAGCGTCTACAGCCGAGCCGCCGCGATCGCTGGCGCCGAGACGGGGCGCCTTGGCGCCGCCCTGGCGATGACGGGGACCGCTCGCATGGATGCGTTGGTCGGATCGCTGAGGCGCACCGGCTCCAGCATGATGGCGCTCCGCGGGAGCGCGGCTACCGCGGCGGCGGGGATCGGAATGATCGCCCTCGCGTCCACCGACCTTGACGACAAGCTCGGCGTGTCCAACACCCTGATGCTCGGGGCCGCCGGCACGATGCTCGGCCCCTGGGGAACTGCGATCGGGGCGAGTGTCGGCGCACTGCTCGACCTGAAGGCGGCCGGCGCTGACGTCTCTGACGAGCTCGAGGGCCTGAACGATGCGATGCGCGCGAACGACGCCGCGGCGATCCGGGAGCAGCTCCAAAAGGTCCGCGAGGAGATGCATTACGACTACAACATCATCGACGCCTACAAGTCAGCCTGGTCGGACCTTTCCGGACGGACGGACAAGCTCACCGACGCCATGAAGCGCGGCGAGGAGCAGATCCGGCTCCTCGACGACGCGGCAGGGCGACACGAGGGCATCGACTCCCTACTCGGCACTCCGATCGGCCTTGCTCGGGAGTTCGACGTTGCCACCGAATCGATGGAGCAGTTCAAGATCTCGTTCGAGCGGCTCAACGCTCTCCTCGACGACCGCGCCTCCCTGATCGACTACAACCGCGCCCTGGATGATCTCGCGAAGATCGTTCAAGACGGCAACGGTTTCAATGTCAACTTCGACAAGGGCCGCGAAGGTCTCCAGGCGATGAACTCGCTGGTCGAGACCGCGATCAAGCGCTCAGAGGGGCTGAAGGAGGCGGGGCGCGATCTCGCGTCGGTGCGCATCCTTGATCGCGCCATAGCGGACCTGAAGAACTTCGGGGCTCAATCACCTGCTGCGAAGCGCGCGGCTGCCGACTTGATTGCGGAGCTGCAACGCCTGAACGGCCAGCAGGCCAAGCCCAAGCTTGGACTGGACAAGCGGAAGTTCGACATCGACACCGAGGGGTCACTGCGCGATCTCTTCAAGATCGACGGGATCAAGGCTAAGCCCAAGGTCGACACTGACACACGCTCAGCAGTGACGAAGTGGAACGCACTCGCGCTCCAAGGGCGCAAGCTGGACAGTTTCGTTGCGAATCCGAAGGTGAAGGCGGAGACCTCTCAGGCGCTCGGCGCTCTCGGTGAAGTGCAGTCCGCTCTCGCGCGCATCGTGTCGAAGACGATCACCGTGACTGTCAACCGGGTCGGCAACGCGCTCGGCAACATGGAGTTCTCGTCCGGTGGCTACACCGGCCGCGGCGGCAAGTATGAGCCCGCCGGCATCGTGCACCGCGGCGAGGTCGTGATCCCGCAGGACCGGGTGCGGCGCGACTGGTCGATGCTCAAGGCACGCTATGGCGACCTTCCCGGGTTTGCTGGCGGCGGCATGGTTGGCGGCCTGCCCGGGTCCGGTGGCGGCAGAGTCGGCGGGCTCCCTGGCTCCGGCGGCGGGCGCTCCAGTGGGACTATCGAGGACCAGCTTGCGATTGCGCAGATCATGCAGCAGATCCGCGACTTGCAGCGCGACCTCCGCAAGGACGGGAAGGGGCGCCTGCACGGTCTCGACCGCCGCATCGCCGAGTTGCAGCTCAAGGCCGCGCAGAAGGAGCTGCGGCTCGCCGAGCACCGCGAGGAGCGAGAGAAGCGCGAGGAAGCCCGCCAGCGGCTCCGCGACAAGCGCGAGGGGCTTCGGTCCGCCGCGGCTGGCTTGTCGTTCGACTCGATCGCCCCGGTGGAGCAGACCGCGGCGATGCAGGCAGCGGGGATCATCGGCGACTTCCGCCAGCAGGTGAAGGCGGCAGGCGGCCAGTGGTCGAAGGCTCTCCAGCAGTGGGCCCGCGACATGATGCAGACCGCGAAGGAGCTCGACGACACCCGCGCGGCGATCACGCGGGAGCAGGAGCGCCGGGACCAGCTCGCCGAGACGCTGTCTCAGCAGCAGGCGCAGCTCGACGACCTGAACCGCACCATGGAGGCGTTCGGCGCTCAGGTGGCGGGCAACTTCCTGTCCAACCCGTTCTCGCGGACTCACGTGTCCACGACGTCGCCGGAGTTGGCTCGCGCCCAGGCTCAGCTCGCGGCGATCCAGGCGGCTGGCGGACCGGGCGCTGCAGCTCAGGCGTCGCGGCTGATGCAGCAGATCGCGCTCTTGCAGAACCCGTCCGGAGGCGAGCAGCTCACTGGGCTCGATGCGCTGCGTGCCTCCGTGACCGGAGACACGGCGGACGCGAAGGCACTCACCGAAGCGCTGCTCAAGGCCGTGGCTGCTGGTCTCGACCCGCAGAGCGCGCTCTATCAGGGGCTCGCTGCGAACGGTGACGTCGCGACCGCCCAGCAGCTCGCTGGTCTCACGCCGGCCGAGATCGACGAGTTCGAGGCCATGTTCAAGGCCCGGGAGGATGCTGCGGCTCAGCTCGCGGCGATGACCACTCAGGCGGTCTACGGCGAGCAGCAGGCGCAGCTCCAGGCGCTGGTGCAACAGACCACGACCGCGATCCAGGCGGTCGACGCGACGCTTACCATCCTGCACGCGACGGAGGCCGTTCTCGGCGAGCAGGTCCGTGCTGGAGCTGAGGCGGGGTCGGCGGCCTTGAAGCCACAACTCGCGGCGATCGAGCACGCGATCGACCAACTCCCCCGCGAACTCCAGCGACTGGTGAGGACGAAGTAGATGCCGATCGTCGTTGACCTCGCCTCCACGCCAGGGACCGGCCTCGATCTGTGCGCCGTCTGGTTCAACACGGCCGCCGACCTATCCGACGTGCGCTCGTTCGAGTACGTCGGCGACTCGCTGTCGGCGTCCACGAAGGCCCGCGCTGAGGTCCGGCAGCTCGCGACCCGTCGCCGGCTGATCCGTCAGGGCGGCGGCGTCGCGCTGGATCTGGTCGAGTCGAGGTCACTGACCCTGGTTCGGTGCGACCGTGATGCCGCGGCTTG